TCAAATGGAGGCACAGGAGCCTCAACACTGACAGGCTATGTATATGGCAATGGAACTGGAGCAATGACTGCCTCCACAACCATTCCAAGCACTGCAATCACTGGTCTTGGCACAATGTCTACTCAAAATGCCAATGCAGTAGCAATTACTGGTGGCACAATAAATGGCACATCTATTGGAGCTACAACTAGGTCAACTGGAGATTTCACCACTTTATCTGCTAATACTGTTACTAGCACAACCCCAGTTCTTAGTTTTAATGCCTCAAATTCGATAGCATCATTTGGCTCAACAACTGCTAATTCATATAACCAACTGGTTATTCAGAATTTAAGCACATCAAATGGCGCATCTACAAACTACGTAATTTCTAATGATTTAGGTACAGACTCAACATATTATGGTGAGTTTGGAATGAATTCCTCAATATATACTGGAGCAGGAGTTCCATCAGACTTCTTCAGTATTAATAATGGTATTTACTTTTCAGGTCATGATGGTGATGTAACAATAGGTTCTGGAAATGGCAAAAAACTTTATTTTGCTTGGGGAACTTCTGGGCAATCAGCTCATGTGATTAACGCATCTGGGGCTATTGGCCTCAACACCAACTTGGCGGCAGGAACAGGATCAGGAACCACAAATTACGGAACATCTGGCCAAGCCATGTTATCTAATGGCTCTTCTGCCACACCTACTTGGGGTATTTTGGGGCTTAGTGGGGGTGGTACTAATGCCAATTTAACTGCTAGTGCAGGAGCAATTGCTTACTCAACTTCTACAGCATTGGCTTTGAGTGCTGTAGGCACAACTGGGCAATACTTAACTTCCAATGGGTCAAGTGCTCCTACTTGGACAACCCCTAGTGCCTCAATCACTATTTCTGATGATACTTCTAGCATTACCACTTTTTACCCTACGTTTGTAAGTGCAACAAGTGGGACAGTAACTACAATAGACACCAGTTCCACAAAACTAAAGTATGTACCAAGCACAGGCACTTTAACTGCTACTGTTTTTAGTGGGTCTGGGGCAAGTTTAACAAGCATACCAAACTCAGCCCTTACTAACTCAAGCATTACTATAGGCTCTACTGCCATTAGTTTAGGATCATCTGCAACAACAATTGCAGGCTTAACAAGTGTAACTTCCACTACTTTTGTGGGTGCGCTAACAGGAAATGCAAGTACTGCAACAACTGCTACAACTGCCACAGGGGCATTGAATGTTCAGGTAACTGATAACACATCTTCTTCAAGTACCTTTTATCCAACAATGTCTCCAGGGACAACTGGGTCTACAAACTACGCTCTTGGTACATCAAGCACAAAATTAAGTTTTGTTCCTAATACTGGATTGTTGACTAGTACTGCATTATCTTTGAGTATTTCTGCTCTTACTTCTTCCAACACTAGCAATTTTTCAATTGGTGGTAATTTAGGGTTTAGTGATACTGGGATAGTCAATAATTTTGTTGGGACTACTAATAGCTATTTGCAGTCAGTAATACAGAATAAGTCAAATGGAACTTTAGCATCTGCTGAGTTTATTGCTTACAACGATTCTGGTACTGCCTCTGCAAACTTTGCCACATTTGGTATTAATTCTTCAGGATATACAGGGACTGGATCAGTAAATGCTCCTGGGTATGGGTATTTTTTAACTGGTAGCACAGACATTGTTATTGGAACTATTGGAAACAATGCAATTCACTTTGTGGTCAATAGTGGTGCAACGGATGCAGTAACTATAAATACAAGTGGTGCTATTGCAGTAAATGGTTCTTATGGTACAACAGGACAAGTTTTAACATCAAATGGATCAAGTGCTGTTCCTACTTGGTCAAATGCTAGTGGAGGGTCTTCACCTCCTGCGCTAAACATTACCTTACAACAAAACTTTGGGGGCTTTATTTAAATGGCATCAAACACTTCACCTATTTTTCCATTAACACCCATAGTAGGTATTGCAACTCTCACATCTGCAACTGCCATTACTTCAAGGGCTAACATTACTGGCACAACTGGACTGGTTCAGCTTACTGCAACTTCTACCAATGGAACAAAAGTGGATGCTATTACAGTAACTGCAAAAGGAACTACTGTAGCTAATATTGTTGATATCTGGATTTATAACGGTACAACTTCATTTTTGTATGCTGAAATTGCAGTTTCTGCTGTTACCCCAAGCACAACAGTTCAGGCTTTTACAACAACAGTTCCTTTCAATAACTTAGTTTTGCCTCCTACTTATCAGCTGTATATATCTGAACAAGTTGGAACAACAAGTGCAGACTTGAATGTGATGGCTTTTGGAGGTCAGTACTAATGTCTTTCCCTGGGCAGTCTTTTCAGTTTAATCAGACTGTGCCTGTGGTGCAGGCTACTACTCCATTTGTGGTTAACTCCCAAACAGTTACCTACAGTTATGCAATCCCACAGGGGTCAAGTTGCGTATCAGGTGGGCCTGTAACCATTAACTCAGGGGTTACCGTGACAATCCCAAGTGGTTCTAGGTGGATAATACTATGACATACGGAATTATTGCTACTGACACAATCCAATCCAGTACCACAGGGACACCTCCACAGTTTAATGATGGGTCTGGTGCTAAAATTGGTACGCTTTGTAGGGCTTGGGTGAACTTTAATGGTGTAACAACTGCAACAATTCGTGCATCTTTTAATGTTAGTTCTGTAACTAGAAACAGCACAGGTAATTACACAATTAATTTAACTACTGCAATGCCAAATATAAATTATGCAATTTTTGCAAATTTATCAACTGGCAGCTCAGGAGTATCTGCTATTAATCAAAGTATTGCAGTAGATACATCAACTACTGCTCCAACAACTTCAGCATTTATAATTCAAACAGGATTAAACTACTATTCGGCATCTACCGTATTGGATGAACCGTATATTTATGTTGCTGTTCAAAGTTCATAAGGACACATCATGACAACCACACTAAACGCAGTCTCAGGAACAGGTCTAGTCCAAACATCAGACGGCTCTGGAATTCTTAAAGTACAGTCTAATTCCGTGACTACTAATGCTTTGGCTTGGGCTAACTTTACAAACTCAGGAAGTGCAATAACTGTAAGGGCTTCTTACAATATAAGTTCTTTTACATTTTCTACCGCATACAATTTTACAATGAATTTTACAAATGCGTTATCAGACGCAAATTATGTTGTTATAGGCACTAGTGGGGATAGTGGTGGTAATTCAACAACAGGGCATATTGGAACTTATACGCCAAGCAATAGTTCTATCAGTAGTAAAACAACAAGTGCAGTTGCTTTATATTCGGTGGCTTTTAATAATTCTAATCCTGCATACTTTGACAATAACATAGTAATTTTTGGAAACTAAGGAATCACAATCATGGCACAAGTAGTAATATTCACAAACGACAATGGTGGTGTAAGCGTATGCGTACCCACAGGCGAACTTGACATCAACGCAGTCAAGGCTAAAGACACACCAAGTCATTCCATTATTGTTGAAGACTCAGAATTGCCTCAAGCAGACAATGACTTCTTTGATGCGTGGGAACTAAGTAATGGCACAGTATCAGTTAACCTGACCAAAGCCAAAGCATTGACCAAGACAAGACTTCGTGCAGAACGTGAGCCATTGTTGGTTGCACAAGATGTACTGTTCCAAAGGGCACAAGAGACTAACGCAGACACATCTGCAATAGTGGCTGAGAAGACTCGTTTACGCAACATTACCTTGTTAGCTGACCCATGCACCACAACTGCTGAACTGAGGGCATTGAAATGTCAATAATTCTTGATGGTACAAATGGAATTACAAGTGTTGCAGGGTCTGCTTCTTTAGCTGTCGCAGGGCCAGCGTTTAGTGCTTATGCCAGCGGAAATCAAAATAGTTTAACAAGTTCAACTTATGTAAAAGCGGCTTTCAATACAAAAGTTTTTGATACTGCCATTTGTTATGACAATACAACAAATTATCGCTTTACACCAACTGTTGTTGGATATTATCAAGTAAATGCTAGTTATTATTTAAATGGTGTTGGCTTAAATGCACAAGCAAACATTTATAAAAATGGTTCACTTTACCAAGGGACACAGTATTCAACAGCAACATCAACAACTTGCCTTGTTTCAATATCAACTATTATTTATTTAAATGGTTCTACCGATTACATAGAAGGTTATGTTTATGGAAGCACTACTGCTGGAACTTGGAACATACAAGGCTCACAAAACTATACCTATTTTAATGCAGTATTAGTAAGGGGTGCATGATGACTTTGCATGAAAAAATAAAAACAATATATCCATCATTAAATGATGCAGACTTTTCTCCGATTGGAACAATTCGTATACAAAATGACTCTGATGGCAAAGGCGATTACATAGCCAAGTGGGAACACCCAACCCTTTCTAGGCCAACAGTAGAACAATTAGCATGACCAACTTTGATTCAATCAACATTCTTTACGAGTAAAAACATGGAATATAAATGGACAATATTTGAATTAAGCGCAGAAAATGAAGTTATTACTCATGCCAAATATCATTTAAGCCTGTCCAATGGCGAAAACACAGTTGAGACTGAGGGCAACTGGTACTTTAAAGACCCTGAAAATAAGACTCCTTTTGCTCAAATCACAGAAGAAATTGTGGCTGAATGGATTGAAAAAGAGGCTATGAAAGATGGGGTTTGTGTAATAAAATCTAGGCTAGAGGAACAATTGGCAATATTAGACAAGTCAAAATTGATTGTTCCTCCTTGGAAACCACAAGTTTTCACTCCAAATATATAAGGTGAACCCATGACCCAGGCCATAGATATCATCAGTCGAGCACTCAAAGACATAGGAGCCTTGGAGGCAGGGGAGACTCCAACCCCTGAGTCTGCTCAAGATGCCTATGACATGCTACAAGACATGCTAGACCAATGGTCAAATGAAAGCATGATGGTCTTTTACAAAAATGAGATTATTTTTCCATTAGTTTCTGGACAAACACAATACACAATTGGCCCTGGAGGACAAATTGGAGCTATATTTACAGGATCTATTTCTGGAAGTATTTTGACAGTAACATCCATCCAGTCTGGTGGAATTTCATTGGGTATGACATTGTCTGGTACTAATATTATTTCTGGAACAAAAATCACACAAATGCTCACAGGAGCAGGAAATAATGTAAATGAGGCAGGCACTTATAAGCTAAGTGTTAGTAATCCCACAATTTCTAGTGAAACCATTAATGCTTATTACCAAAGACCTTTGACCTTAAATTCATGTTTTGTCAGGATTAATACCTATTCAAATGGTCAGCCCATCACAAATGGTGGTTTGGATTACCCAGTTTCTGTGCTTAATATTGAGCAATATGAAATGATTGGGCTTAAGACTTTAAATGGCCCTTGGCCTAAAGCAGTTTATTATGAGCCAACTGAGACATTGGGAAACATTTACGTTTGGCCCAATCCTAGCCAAGGTGAAATGCACATTTTTGTGGATCAGATATTCCAACAATTTACTAGTATCAATGACACTGTAAATCTACCTCAAGGCTACACAATGGCATTAAGGTGGTGCTTGGCTGAAAGACTAATGCCAATGTATGGAAAGGCTAGTCCTACACAGATCAGCATGATTATGAAATACGCGGCACAAGGCAAGTCTACAGTCAAGAGGACAAACATGAGACCTCCAATTGTTTCTAGCTATCCTGATTCTTTATTAGTGGGTAGACAAAAAGATGCAGGGTGGATTTTAAGCGGCGGGTTCTTTAGATGAGGATTAAATAATGCCTGAATTTGGCTTTGTTGGCCCCTCCTACTCTTCTGCATCTATCTACCAAGATGATCAGGAGTGTATTAATTGGAGACCAGAGATTGACCCACTTAAGGAGCCAGGCTCTAGGGGTGTGGTTGCTTTGTATCCAACTCCCGGGCTAACTTCTTTAGTGGCATTCCAAAATCAAGCTCCTGTAAGGGGTTTGAGAGCTGTGTCTGGAGGAAATCAATTAATTGCAGTCTGTGGACAATATGTGTATGCCATGACTGCCACTTTGGTTCCCACTATGATTGGTCAACTTTTGACTAGTACTGGTCAAGTTGGAATTACAGATAATGGGATTTATGCTTACATTGTGGATGGGGTTTATAGATATTCTTGGAGAATTTCTAGTCCAAGCTCTTCTGTTTTTACAGGATCAATTTCTGGGACAACCCTTACAGTTACAGCTATTACAAATGGAACCATTGGAATTGGACAGTCTTTATTTGGTCTAAATGTAACACCTGAGACTGTGATTACAGCTCTAGGAACTGGATCTGGAGGTGTGGGAACATATACCTTAAATATTAGTCAGACAGTGTCATCAGAGGTGATGAACTCTACAGCTGTGGCGGCCAAGATCACAGCCAGTATCAGTGGATCTACACTTAATGTGACTGCTGTTGCCTCTGGAACTTTGTACCCTGGGCAAACAGTCCAAGGCACAAGTGTGACAAGTAATACAGTTATTACAGCTCTAGGATCTCAAACTGTTTTGAGTCAAACCATAGCCACTGCAGGCACTGGTTATTCTGTAAATGATGTGGTAACTGTGGTGGGTGGTGTTTATGGGCAAAGTCCTGCCACTTTTACAGTCACAACAATAGGCACTGGAGGAACAGTTACTGGATTGACTTTGACTAGTCCTGGAGCCTATACCTCAACACCTAGCAACCCAGTTTCTGTGACTGACTCAGGTTCTGGCACAGGATTAACATTAAATTTGACATTTGGCACAGGCTCTGGAGGCACTGGATCTTATGTTTTATCTGGTAGTCAGACAGTCTCTTCTGAAACCATGTATGTGCTTAATTTCACTGTTTTACCTTCTACAGATGGTGCATTTACTGGTGCAGATGTGGTGGATACAGTGGACAATTATTTTGTCTATAACAAGCCAAATACCCAACAATGGGGGGCAAGTAATTTACTTTCCCCAATCTCTTATTCACTTAGCTTTGCCTCTAAAGATGGTGCACCAGATAACCTAATTTCTTTGATTGTTGATCATAGAGAGGTTTATTTGATGGGAGAAGTTTCCTCAGAAGTTTGGGTAGATACTGGGACTTATCCTTTCCCATTTCAAAGAATCCCTGGCACTTCAACTCAACACGGAATTGTTGCTCCATTTTCAGTGGCTAGGTTAGGAAATTCTTTTGCTTATTTATCCAGAAATATCAGGGGTCAATCCCAAATTATGCAAATGAATGGGTATATTCCTCAAAGAATATCCACTCATGCTGTTGAGAATACCTTAGTCAACCAATATGTTGAGGATGCTGTTTCATGGACATACCAATTAGAAGGGCATGAAGTTTTTGTCATTAATTTCCCAACTCTTGACATAACTTGGGCATATGATATTTCAACTGGAATGTGGCACAAATGGCTTTGGAGAGACAACACAAACACATTTCATAGACACAGAGGTAATTGTTCTGCTGTTTTTCAAAATATGGTAATTGTTGGGGATTGGCAAAATGGTCAACTTTACATGCTAGATCCCAATAATTACACTGATAATGGACAGCCAATCAGAAGGGTCAGAAGAGCACCTCATTTGGTAACAGACTTTCAAAGACAATATTTTCATGAGTTGCAGATCCAGTTTCAGCCTGGGGTGGGGACAACTGGAATATCAATGCCTGTTGACACTAAAACCACAACTACTTATCCACAGGCCATGCTCAGATGGTCAAATGATGGTGGATCCACATGGTCTAGAGAATATTGGGTAACTATTGGACAAGAAGGTAAATATAGCAACAGAGCGATTTGGAGAAGGCTTGGATGGTCTAGGGATAGGGTTTTTGAGGTTTCTGTGACTGACCCAGTCTTTGCTGTGATTATTTCCTCAAACTTAAAGGCAAGTGAGGGTGAATCATGACCACACAAATTCAAGGATATCCACAGACAGAGTTTATTGACCAATCAACCAAAAGGCCACAAAGGGCTTGGCTACAATATTTTCAAAATTTGTTAAATTTCACATCTTCAGGGACTGCCACAAAAGGAGGAGCTATTTTGCCAACTGCTCCTGTAGGGTTCATGAATGTCACAGTCAATGGCAAAAACTACAAAGTTCCCTATTACAACCAATGAATCATGCTGACATATTCAAGACTTTAGAAGGCAGAATGGACTTTGATCCAAAGATTGTCCATAACTTTTCTGATGGGCTATATGCCAAGGAAATGACAATTCCAAAGGACTTTTTTATAGTTCAGCATGTCCATAATTTCAGCCATTTGAGTATTTTGGCTAAAGGTAAGGTAATTGTCAGGACTGATGATTCTGAAAAAATGTATGGTGCTCCTGCCTGTATTGAAATAAAATCAGGGGTGCATCATTCAATTCAAGCTATAGAGGAGTCAGTTTGGTTTTGTATTCATGCCACTGATGAAAAAGATCCATTAAAAGTGGATGATGTTTTGATTAAAAGGGGTTAATTATGCCTATTGGAATTGGGGCGGGGATGGCAATT